TCTTACCTAATCAGTCCATAGAGCGAAGAACCCTAGTGGTCTCGAATTCCTCTATCCTTTCTGGATTCTGAACGTTAAATGGAAAGGAGGCAATACTGAGGACTGATCTGATTACATCAGCACCCCCAGCCTTCCGAAAGATATTGATAGGATCCATTCCTGCACTTAGGATCTTATCACCTTTCTTCAGGAAGCGAACGAAAGCGTGGAATCTGGGATCGTTCTTGGTATTCTCAACCTGCATAATCCATCTCGCACTGTCCATGTACTTGGACCAATCTGTGCGAAATCTCTCATATCCTAACATGCCGGATATGGCACGATAGGGGGAACGCACTCCTCTACACAAACCCCCAACACTGTACTCTAACGAGTGCCAACGCTGAAGGAAGTGTGCGGAACGTTCAGAGATAAATTGCTTTGATGGATTGCATGACAAACCTAAACTCATCACCACCTCAGAGAAGTTCTCTGTGGCAGAATCGTCAGAATATAGAAACACTGAGTCGTCTCCCAACACCTCAAAGTCCTCTAATCTGCAATTCTGATGGTATGCCACGTACTGGCCTGCAATAAGGTTAGCAAGCGTGTCCCGGAGATTAGTCAAAACGGAACCACTTGGCATACCTCCGTTCCGGCCGGATAGAACAACACCAGGCACCACTATGGGTATGGTATTACTGATGTGCCCTAGCAGCCTCACACGTTCGGATCCAACGTCATCGAACCAACCCGCCAATACGTCATCTGCCGCTTCCAGCAAACGATAATGGAGGGAAGAATCGAAACTGGAGTAGTCCGCAGATAGTATCCTTCTTCCCCTGGATCGCCTAAGTAAACGCGTGATTGCCATGTCTACATAAGCATCACCAAGCCAGGCGGAGAAACCATTAAGCTTTCTGAGGTAATTCAGAGTTGGATACAATATTGTTGCTCCCAATATTGTTTCCGCATGATCAAAACCCCATACAACTCGTTGCTTGGGCACCTTATCCAACCCAGCTGATTGCCCACGCCAGTACAGTATACAAGGATACACATCCTCAGGACTATCAATGAGTTTAGCCCTATCGAGGTACGACTCTGCATACCGCCTATCTCGTGTTACCCAAGGTAACCCAAGAGAGGTATCCTTCGGCATCAGGTCATAGGCCGTGTCAAAACTTGCAGCCCGCAATGACCGCGGCGGAATTAGAGATGAGACTGTCTCCTTAGCCCGCGCTAGAATTACAGGATCGGCATTGAACTCTTGCATCCAATACTTAAGCAGGTCGTCTTCCCTTTCGGCGTAGGGAAGCATAATGGAGAAAGAGCCAATCTTTGCCTCTTCAGCCTTATCAATTTCCGTCAACTCCTCAAAGTCAGTGTAACCCAAAGCTTCTTTAAGAGCTCCCACAATCTCCTCGCGAGGTCGCCCATCGTAGAAAGGAGTGCGAAGATCTGTATTAAAGCCTCGAGCAGTGCGGTCAAGACTAGCCGTGAGGCGGTAGTTACCTTCAAGAGGTAGTTCACTCCTGAGAGAATCCACTGCTTCACGTCGTAGAGTACCAATTTGATTCGCGTCATTCACGCTTTCCTCCTCCCATTGACTGAGTCGGTGAAGGACTCTCGGCCGTGCGGATGTCGTCTCTAACCCTTCTCACGTCATCCGGAGAAATACGGCCTTTCTTCAGTTCAAGGTGTCTCAATTTCTTCTTCTTCTTCTTCTTCTTTTCCTTTGACCCAGAAGAAGGCATCATTGCCGCCCCACCACCAGCATGTGAAGTATCAGGTTTATCACTGCGAAACGCTTCTACAATGCCGGAAACTAACGCACCCGTGGGTACATTAATTATATCCGGTACCTCCTCGTGTGATACTCCATCAGCAGGAAGGTAGTTGATCAAATCTTCCTTCTTTATGTAGTCATTAGGATCGAAGTTTGGAAGAGTTGGTTCTGGATACTTCGGAAACTCAGGCCACGTGGGATACTCAGGAAAGTCAATGTTTTCAACAGCTTCTTTGACTCCACTTATATCCTTACGTAAAGCCCAACCTCCTAATCCAGCCATGATGTAAGGCAAGCCGAACTTGGCTGTAACAACCGCACCCGCGGCGCCAAGCGCCGAGAATCCAACACCGCTTACAATACCTAAGACATCCGAGGCTTCCTCAGAACCTGGAATCCTATTGAACTGCTTTGTCACCAGATGTACTGGACCCAACG